ATGCTCCGCGAAGGCCACCCCCTCCGCCGTACTGCCGAAGGCGTCCGGGGCCAGGGTGCCCAGCTTCGCCGCCATGTCCGCCGTATCCTGGTAATCGCCGCGGGAGCGTTGTGCGGCGTTGAAGATCATGTTCTGAACTTCCGGTGTGGTCTGCCGCCCGTCGTTCATGCGGTCCAGCCGGGCCGTCGTCTGGGTCCAGGTATCGGAGAGGCCGGTGAGCTTCTGGGCGCCTTGCAGGCCCACGTATGCGGCGGCAAGGCCCATGATCTTGCGGGCCAGACTGTCCGCCGCCGAAGCACCGCTGCGCATGGAGCGGTTGAGCCGCTCCTGGCCGCTGGAGGCGCCGCGGGAGGCGTCCGCCATCCGGCGGGCTGCATTGCCGGTCTCCCCTATGGAATCCGCTGCCCGGCTGCCGGTGCTTGCCATCTCCTCCAGGGTGGAATTGCTCTGGGCTGCGGCGGTCGTGAAATCGTTCTGTGTTTCGGTGACCACGCGCATACTGGCCGCCATTTGTTTCCCAAGATTGACATATGAGGAGAAAACGGCCGCAAAATTACCGTCGATTACCAGCGTTTCCCGTATCGTTGCCACCGGCGCTCACCTCACTTCGGCTTGGGTCTGGAGCTGATCTCTTTCAGCGCAAACTGCGTCATCAGGAATTTTTCCCGGTCCGTCAGGCCGTCCACCTGACTGGGGCGCCACCCGTGGTTGACGAACATGTAGTACGCCAGCAGAGTGTCCGGGTTGCCCCCGTCCATCAGTTTTTTGTTTCGTCCTCCAGGTCGTCGTCAAAGTGCGACAGCTCCATGATGGCGTCCATCAGCCGCTTGTACTCCCCGGCGTAGAGCATCTTTCCGGGGACTTCTACGGGGTCCATCGTGCCGTATGCCTTGCACATGGCCTCGCTGGAAAAATCAGGCTCCACCGTGGCCGCCACGATGAGGCGGTTGGCGTAGGCCTCGCTGTCCAGTTCCCTCTCTCCCCGCCTGCCGCCTCTGACCGGGCGCATGGACTGCCGGCTGATCCGGGCGTTCTCCTCCTGGCTCAGGGCACGAATCTTGAAGGGGACGGGCTTGCCGTCCGCTCCCCGGAAGCGGGTGGAGATCATGACCTCCTGGGTCTCATCCCCCTGAACGGGGTGCAGGAATGCGTTCAGATTGCTCATGATACTGCTCCTCTCAGGACCCCAGCTGGGCGGGCTGGTCGTTGAAGCGGCTGAGGACCTCAAAGTCCTCGTAGGTAAAGGAAAAGTCGAACGTCAGCATGTCGGCGTCCGCGTCCAGGACGGACAGCGGGACGGTGCCCGACAGCTTGCAGTTGTAATAGGCGATGGTCTGCACCCCCGCGGAGGATGCCTTGTCGTCGTTGGTGGTCTGAAGGGTGAAGTAGGGCATCTCACCGGTGCGGATGTACTGGGACAGCATGTCCACGAAGATGGGCGTGCCGTAGTAGCAGGTACCGGTGCCGGTCTGCTTCACGCCGCCGGGTTTGTTCTGGATTCGCTTTGTCCCGATGACCTTCATGTCCGTGCTCTGAATCTCCGCCTGGGTCTGGACCTTCTTTGCGCCGAACAGCTCCTTGACCTGGCCGCTCATGGTGATGAACGCTTTCCCGGCGGCGCCGTGGAGGGTGTCTCTCTCCAGCAGAAAACTCATATCCTGTCACCTCCTCATCTGACCGTGACGGTCATGTAGATCTTCTCCACCGCGTCGGCCAGATACAGCGCCAGGTTGATGACGACGCTGTCGATGGCATCCCCCGGCAGCACCTCCACGTCCTCCCCCACGGGGCGCTGGCGCAGCGCGCCCTTGCCGTACATAGCCAGCAAATAGCTCAGGATCGCCGCCTGGAACAGGGCGCGGCCCGCCTCATTGTTGCTGACCTTTCCCAGGTAATTCTGGGAAAATTCGCGGTAGATGTCGTTGGCCAGGTTGTTGCAACAGCGCATCGTCCGGTTCTTCCTGAAGGCCTCGCCGATGTCCGGTGTGAAGGTGGTCAGGGTGTTGATGTCTGTCTCCACACGCACCTTGCCGAACTCCTCCGACAAAACCACGTTCCCCGCCAGGATGTCCGCCTCCATCTGGCTGCCGGTGAGGCGGGGGGATACGTCCACCGCGCCGGGATAGGACGCATAGGACAGGGACTGGTTATACTGGGCCCCCGCCTCCGCGCCGGCCAGCCACCAGACGGTCTCCTGGGGCGTCAGGGTGCTGCCGTCTTCCAGAACCACGCCCACCTTGTTGTTGATGACAAAACGGCTGTCCGCATGTTCCGCCCCGGTGGTCACCAGCTGGGCGTAGCGACCCTCCTGGGAGGAGATGCGCTGGACAAAGGCGGTAAACGCCTGCCGCACTGCGCTGTCCGTGCCGTCGTAGACCAGCACGTCGAAGCTGCAGGGCTCCAGGGCGGCGAGGAAGTCGGAGTAGGCCTGGGGGGAGACGGTGCCGTCCGCGCCGCCGGTAAGGGTGACGCCCGCCGCAGCCGTCAGGGCGGCGTCCCCGGTGAAGGCGACCCAGGCGTTGGGCGCCAGCTCTCCGCCGGTCCTGGCGGTCTGCTGGTCCACCTGTACACCGTCCACCAGAGTGGTGACGGTAAAGGTGTTTTCCTCGTCCACCTGCTCGGTTACAGTGATGGAAATATCGTTGCCCCGGACGCCGGGGTACAGCGCCGTGGCGGTCACGCCGCCGCTCTCTCCGCTCAGAGAGGCGGATGCCGCCGCCGAACCGGCCGCTGCGGGGCGGTAGAGCAGAATCTTCGTGGGTGGGCTGGTGACGTCCGTGCCTTTCAGTGCCTCCCGGAGAAATCCGGCCTGGGGCGCGGTCATGCCGTAGCCGATATACGGCGTTATGTCCGCGCCGGGGTCGATGGTCATGACCTTCCCCACCGGCCCCCAGGACAGCGGACGGATGCCCGCCAGGGTGCCCCGTGCGCCGGGGGTCAGGGGCCGGCTGCCCTTGCTGGTGAAGTTGATGTAAATGCCGGGACGGACCTTGTTCTGGGCCGTCCAGTTGCCGCCTGCCATCAGGTCGTCCCTCCCTTCAGGTATTTGTCCAGGACTTCTTTTGCCTCCCGGACGGTATAGGTGCTCTTCGTCAGGATGGCCCTGGCGAAGTCCGGCTGGTATCCCGCGAGGGCCCTGCTCTCCAGCAGCGCCCCGGTGGGATAGGTTTTCTCCGTTTTGGTCTTGGGATCGCTCATGGTCAAACCTCCATGTTCAGCTCCTGAATGCTCTGCATCAGGGCCGCGTCCTCCGCCGGGGTGAGCCGCAGGCGGAGCTCGAATTTGTAATGCAGCGTGCTGTCGGTGATCTCCCAGCGGCGGTCATAGGTGCGCAGACGCACCGCCGCGCCGTCCTTCGCCGCCGCATAGGGAAATGTCTCCAGCAGCTGGTCCATCACGTCTGCCGCCGCCTGTAGGCAGCTCTCCTCCCGGACGGTGTAGAACCGGTCCAGATACACCAGGTCCAGCCCCAGCTGCCGAAGGAGCAGGCCTCCGGGCTGTGGGGAGAGCTTCGCGAAGGTCTGGCGGAGAAACAGGGCGGGAGACTTGGTGCCCTGCTGGTTGGGGTCCGCATAGAAGGACGCGCCGGGCAGCGCCGGGGACAGATAGTCCGCCAGGGAGCAGGCCAGGGCGGGCATGGTAAAGATCATTTCAAAAACTCCCTTGCCAGCTTTGGCAGCTCCGCCTCGGCGATCTCCCGGTACTTCTCGATTCCGGCCTCCTTCATGTAGAGGCCAGGGACGTACCTGGTCTTTGTGCCCACTACCAGGCCGACATCACGGGCGGGGTCATAGGACAGCACGCCCTCATCATCCACGTAGAGTCCCGGCACAAAGTGTCTGTCCATCCGATGGCCGTCGTTGACATAGCTGGCATATTCCTTATCGTTTGCCAGTGTTGTGACAAGCCGGCTTCCGCTCTGCACCGGGATTGTCTGGCTGTCGGAGGCCCAGTGCTCCGCCAGCTCTCCCGTGATGGTATGGACACCCCTGATTTCGCCATCCCTGCAGGTGTTGGGCGGCGTTTTCTCCACGGCCTCCTCCACTGCCCGGAGGGTGGCCCCCTCCGCAATGGCCGCCAGCCGCTTCTCGATCATGGGCTGGCGCCTCGCCAGCTCCTCCATGCGCTTTTGCAGCGCGTCACCCAGCGCCATCGCTCTCCTCCTCCGCGTCCAGATACTCCTTTTGCAGCAGTGCCAGCTCCTGATGGGCCAGTCCGGGAATCACCGCGCCGAAGGGCTCGTAGTAGTGGACCGGTTCCCCGGCAAAGGCCCGGATGGCCTGCCGGACTTGTCCCAGGCCCCCGCCCCGCCGGATGATCAGCTCATCTCCGGGCCGTACGTCCACCTCGTTGCCGCAGGCCAGCTTGTCGTCCATACTCTCCGTATAGGCGGCGGTGGACTGCATCCGGGGGCCGTGGGCGCCGCTGCGGTAGATCCGGCAGGGGACGTTCTCCGCCACCTGTATCCGCTCGTGGCGGATCAGTGCGCCGTCTTTTGCCGGCTTTACCCGGCGGATGGTCATGCGGTCGGTGTACCAATCGGCGTAGTTCATAGCACGTAGGTCCCTCCCATGCCTGCCAATCGGGCCCTGGTGGCCAGAATCTGTCCGTACTGGGTGGCGTTCAGATCGCCCCAGTCCGCCGTGGCCCTGGTGAGGGCATCCGTGTCATAGCTGACGGAGCTGTCACCCAGGGTAGCGGACTTCACCACGCCCACCAACGCCCCTGTGGCGGCCGCCTGGGCCGGTGTGGCAGAGCTCTCTGCGAAAGTGCGCAGGTACAGCGTTGCCTGATGGGCCACATACAGTCCAGCGGCATACCGCCAGCCATCCAGCCATTTATCCGGTGTAATAGCTATGTTGGCCTGCCGGATAAACTCCTCCAGTATGGACTCTGGCACCAGGCAGATCATGGCCTCGTTGAAAAACTGGGGGAAATCCGCCTGGAACATCTCCGCCGAATAGGCGCCCCTGCCGCAGCTGATATTGGCGGCCACATCCCGGATGCCGAAGAACTGCGGCTTATTCGGCCACATTTTTTTGCCTTTTCGGCTGCTTGTCGAAGTCCCTGTCTCTGCCGGAGGCGGAGATGATGACCTTGCCGTCCGCCGCCAGGGCCTTCAGATAGGCGGAATCCTCCGCCCAGGTGGGGATGGGGCCTATGTAGTCCCTGGGCATATGGAACTTCTCACCATCGGGTCCGGGCAGGATGATGTTCCTCTTGGATACCACAAACATGTCCGCACCTCCCTATATGCCGTCGTAGTAGGCGATGGTCTGGGGATAGAAAACCTCCACCTCGGACAGATTCGCCATGTAGGCGGTGTCATAGCAGACCTCAGCGGCATTGGGCGTCGTCATCACCCGGCTGAGGGGCACCAGTTCCTCCACACTGAGGAAGCGCTCGTAGTTGACGTACACCGCCATGCGGTCCGCACCGCCGGTCCCTGCCCCCTTGCACCAGCGGGTGGCCCCGATGTAGAGGGAGCCGCCGTTCTTGGCGGAGACGTTGTTTTTCATGATATAGTCCAGGATGGTCTCCGTGGCCAGCTCCGTGACGGGCGTGTTGAGGATATAGGCGTACTGCTCATAGGGCAGCAAGATATGGTTGGGCATGGCAGTCTCGTCGTAGTCCGCCGCCGCCCAGTTGGCGATGATGGCGCTGTTCACATCCGCCAGAATCTGGGCGGGTGTCTTGTCCTTCCACTTGGTGGAGGGCGTGGCCGCGCCGTTACCGGCCACTGTGGTCTCAGCAGCGTCCGGGTTGTTGAGGATGCCGGTGGTGCCGTAGCGGGCGATGCCCATGTAGACGTTCTGGTCCTGGTGCTTGTCATAGGTCAGGCGCACGCCGTCGGTCAGGAGATTGTCCAGGGAACGGCCGGTGTAATTGGCCTTCTGCATGTCCACGAACATGACCCGGAGGGCCACCTGGAAGACGTGGGCCTTATAGATGCCGTTGTCCACGTTGGCGCTGACGATGGGGACGCCGTTGGTCCCGCCGGAGCCCACCGGGCCGTCCCCGCTGCCGCCGGTGATGCCGTAGCCCACGGACTGGGCGGAGATGGCGTCCACCCAGCCGCCGCCGGTGTTGATGTTGATGTCCCTGGGGTAGGTGACGCTGGTGAGGGGTCTGCGAAGCAGCGGGTCCCGCTTCTCCAGCTCGGAGCGCAGGAACGCGCCGCCGGAGGCGATGCCCGCCTCGTCCAGAGTCATAATGCCGGAATTGGTCCGGCCGGGGCGGGCTGTGCCGCCGACCACGCCGGCATCAAAGGTGCCCATATTCTGAAACTTGCTCATCTCATGTCCTCCTTACGCATGCTGCATGGTGAGAATCCGCAGCTCCGCCACTTTGTTCACGTCCGCCGGGCCCGCCCACTGACAGTTCGTCAGCTGAACGGTGTTCTTGTCGTCCGCCTCTGCCTCGAAGCCGCCCACAGCCGCGCCGGGATAGCTCTCGCTGGCCGCGATCCGCAGATAGACCGCGCCGCCCAGCTTGGGGGTCCCCTTCTGACAGAGCACGTTGACCGCGCCCCGCATGAAGACGGGGACGGCCTCCTTCGCCCCGTACTTGCCCACACCCTGGTCCAGGTAGGTGAGGGCGGTCTTGATCTCCTTGGATGCCACGCCCACAAAGGCGGACGCGGTATCCCCCGCACCCATGGGCAGGACGTTTCCGCCTGCATCATACTTCAGCGCAGTACCGAAGACGATCTCCGCCCCGGCAGGCCGGGTGTTGACAATAGAATCAGGCTGCCGGGCGTAGCCGCCGGCATAGCCGTGGGGCATCGCGGCCCCGATGTTCTGAGGATGCAGTCCCATACTCACTTGTCCTCCTTCTGTTTGTGGGGGTTCCTGGCATCATAGGCCGCCTTCTGGTCCGCGCACAGCTTGTCGAAGCTGGCGGGAGCGGCGGCATCCGATGCCTTCTGTGCGCTCTGCTGGGCCGCCTGCATGATGCTGCCCAGCACATCCGGGGCCTTGACGGCTCCCAGCAGTGCATCCGTCACTTTGGCACGGGTGGAGGCGTCCTCGATGGAGGCCACCACCGGGCGCATGCTCCTGAGCATAGCCAGCGCTGCGTCCCTGGCAGGGCCGTTGACATGGCCGTCCAACCCGCCGCCGGCGGGGATGGTGGCGGCGCTGCCGCCGTCCAGGCTGGCAATCATCTGATCCAGCGCCTTTTCGCCCTCCGGCCGGCGGTCCCCGGCCGCCAACATCTCGATCAGCTTGTCCAGCTTGGCCTCCAGGGCGCTGAGAGCGGCGGGAACTGCGTCGTTGGCGGGCGTCTCCTCCTTGGGTTTCTCCTCCCTTGCTGCGGGGTCCGCTTCCCGGGCGGCGGGGTCGGCGTCCAGCGCGGTCATGGTGGTGGAGACCAGATCGTCCATCGCCTGGTCGTCCCCGGCATCTTTTGCAGCCATCCCGAACGCTCGCAGGACGGCCTCTGCAAATTTGCTCATGGTGTTTGTTCCTTTCCCGGCGCTGTGCGCCGCATCGTGTATTGCCACCTCGCGGCCCGCCCTGCCCCTGGGCACGACGGCCACGTGATTGCCCCGTATCTCCTGCTGCCGGTACCCGTCCCCTTCCGGGACGTAGCTGCAATGGTAGCCGCAGGACACCTCCCGCAGCACGCCGTTCTTTACGTCGCTGATGAGGGCCGCATCCTTGATGTGAAGGTCCGCTACCAGGTGCTCCCCCTGCCGGCGCACATTCTGGATATGGCCTTTGGAGTAGGCGGCGCGATTGAACGGCCCCACGTCCTCCGTGGGGTGGCCGCTGGTGACCTCCTTGCCCTCGAAGCTGGCGACAGCAGCAGGGTCGAATACGTCCTCCTGGTGCCGGTAGACCCGCACCATCCGGTCCGGGTTGCCCTCCAGGAGCAGTTCCCCGGCCCGGTAGTCCATCTCCCCTGTGCGGGCGATGGGCACGTCATGACAAATGAGAAAGCCCTCCGGTGTGGTGGTCATATGGGGGGAGATGCGGTCCCCGTAGTAGGCTAACATTCGCTTCACCTCGCAAAAGAAAAGGGACCAGCCCGCAGGATTCCCTGCAAGCTGACCCCGATTGGTCCTTCCTGACGCCCAATTGCGCCGTGGGTACGTTAATTCACTTTCAGTTCCTTCTGGAACACGACCTGGATCTTGATCGTGCCATCCTTCAGCTGCTTGAGCTGGACCCGGTGGCCCTGGGCCAGGGCGGTCTCGATGGCACAGATTACTTTTTCAGTCATAGGCTCACTCCAAATCAATATCCGGTAGGATTTCCCGCAGCGGTTTTCCCTGGATTATCCATCGGTCAAGTAGATCATCCAGCGTATCAAACTCCAGATCAGCATCTGCGGGCTGGTCCTCTGACCAGACATAGAATTTATCCTTCGGATGGCAAATGCTGTATTCTTTCCCGTTATATCCAAAAGAAGGTTCGTTATACGGCATGATCTCCTTGAATTTCTCAATCGTCATTTTCCGTATCCTCCAAAATATCAGCGTTTTCTGCTCGTTCAGCCGCGAGAAGCTCCCGATCTTTCCGCTCCGAAATATGACCATCGGTCCAAGAATACACATGTGCGTGTTCACCGTGTTTACCGTACGGATGCTTTTCCGGCCTCTTGTGGTCTCCGCTATGTACTTGCAGAACCATATGCCCAGCGCTATCATAAAAGGTCCGGTCCACCTGCTGATTGGGGATTCTCGTTTCTACGACCGCATTGGGCTTGTATTGTGACGGGATGGACCGGTGCGTTTTCCAGGTATCCGTCACCACAACTGTCCCATCCTCATGATACCGCACTTTGCTGTATTTTTCAAGCTCTTTTGCTTTTCGGTAATCACTTTCCCACAGCTTGAACTTATCGTCCACTGCATACTTTCCGGTTTCCGGGTCCAGAACGGCATATTTATGTTTCTTGAACGTCTCAAACCGTTTCGGCACCGGATCTCCCAGAGCCGCCCGGTACCGTTCCCACTGGCGGTAGTCCCGCAGGAACCGGGCGCGGGCCTCCTCCTTCTTGCGGTAGGCCTCGATCTGCTTTTGGGTGCGTGGGTCGCGGGTAACGGGATTCTTCTCAAAGCTGGAAAATTCCTTGATTTTTCGCAGCTCCTCCTCGCTGCGTCCCACGGGGGTCCAGCGAAGAAGCTGGTGGAGGCAGTTGGGGTGGATGTTCAGCCAGGAGTTTTCCAGCGTGTCCGGGCCGCTCCTGTCCATCTTCCCGAAGGCCGCCGCCAGAGGCGGAAAGTCCGGGTCCCTGCCGCTTTTGGAGTACACCCGGCCTTCCAGGGGGGCGCAGAGCTTACAGGTGGTGCCGTGCCGGCTGATCTGGTAGAGGTCGTGGTCCGGGTTCTGGGTCAGGACGGCCAGGGCCTCCGCCTGCCGCGAGGTGGTGCGCAGGACCATGCTGCCGTAGGTATGTAAGCTCCAGTGCCGCCCCGCTTTGTCGATGAAGGCCGTCACGCCCTCCCGGCGCAGGGCGGCTACGAAGTCCGGCAGGGCCTTGTACACGCCCCGGCCTGTGGCCTGCATCGCCGCCGACTGCTCCAGGCCCACCCGCCGGAAAACGTCCGGCTCTGTCCGGCCCAGCAGGACCGCCTCCAGCCCCGCTATGACCGTCAGGTCACCCTCGGTGATCTGGCCCATGAGATTCTGCGCCAGCCGCTGCACGATGTCCAGCTGCTCCCCGGTAAGGGCGCGGGCGTTCTGATAGCCCGCCAGGTGCTTCGACCGCGTCTCCGGGGTCTCCAGGGGCTTGCGGGCTTCCGGGTGGTGGACATAGAATTGGGATTCGATCATCCGGGGAACGTAAGTCCAGCAGTCGCTCTCCAGCCTGTGGAGGATGGCCTGGACTCGCTCCAGGGCAGCCACGGCGTGGTAGTCGATCAGGCCACGGCTGCGGAGGCGGCCGATTTCGTTGATGATCGCCGTCTCCGCCTGGAGGAACAGCTCAATGAGCCTTTGCAGCTCCCGTTGGGCGGGACTGGGGGTCAGAGCGGGCATAGGTCAGTCCTCATCGTCAGGCTCACTGTCAATCTCCATCTGCATCCGCAAAAGCTCCTCCGGTGTCGGGGGAGGGATGAGCTTATGGAAGTCCCAGAATTTGGCTTCCGGGTGGGCTGTGCCGTAGTCAATAATCTCCTGCTCAATGTGGCCATATGAAGCAAAATGAATCAGCATATCCACATCTTCCGGCAACACGCGGTCCTTCTGAAGAGCACCTGGACCAATATATGGCTCCAAAAACTTCCTTAATTTTTCTTCCATAGGACATTCCTCCTATTTCAATTTGTAACTTTCAATGACAGTACATCCTCCATACCCGTCAGCTTTCACCAAATATTCACATTTTGCATCACGTATTGTTCGGATTTCTCCGGCCTCCAGCCCTGGAAACTGCGTCCCTAGCACCCCGCACAGCTTCGCGTAGGTCTTTGGCCTGAGCTGAATGCCGGATTTGTTCCTCTGGGGCGACGGCGCGTACTTGCTCTTCCCCATTATACCACCACCGCCGCCGCCGGTAAAGCGTCCGTTTGCGAGGTCGTGGTGGGGATTGTAATCCATGGTCAACTCGTCCCTGGTATCCTGCGTAAAGGGACCTGCATTCTCGCCCTCGTACACCAGCCCGGCAAGAGGGTCCCGCAGACTCGTCACATCCTGGTACGTCTTTCCCCTGTTGGCGGCGATCTCCTCGTCGGTGATGCTGTCAAAGAGGTCCGTCTCACCGGAAAGCTTCTTCAGCTCCCGCTGGGCGGTGTCCGCCCTGAGCAGCCCCGCCTGGAACACGGTGACGATGCTCTCCGCCTTGTCCCTGGCGATCTCCGCCACTTCCCTGGCTGTGGGGGTCCACAGGGGTGGGAAGGAGATGTCCAGATCCTCAGGAACCGTTCCAATGGCGGACATGGCCAGCACGGGGAGCAGCTTTCGCAGCAGCGGCGCCAGCTTGCTCTCCCGCAGGGTGTCCACGTAGTCGTAGTAGTTGCGCAAATCGTTCTCCCCGGTGGCGTTCAGCCCGGCAGGGGAGCGGCCGAACAGCTTGGTCATGGGAATCCTGGAGGCGCCCGACAGGCTCAGGCACATGCTCTCGTGGACGTCGGAGAGACCGGTGAAGGTGTACTGGGTGTTTTTGATCTGGTCGCCCTTGTTCACCAGCTGATAGCCGAAGTTGGAGCGCATGACGCTTTGAGCTTGGATAGTATTCCAGAAGCGGCGCTGGGCTTCGCCGGAGGCCATGGAGAACAGCTGATCCAGATTCTGGACCTCCATTGTGTCGATGTTGGCCCGGAAGGTCAGCGCCGCCATGTTGGCGGTGGTGTTGTCATACTGGACCACCTCCCGGTACAGGGCCTCCACCTCCGACGCGCCCCAGTACAGTTCCGCCAGTTTCTCCAGATAGGGCAGCTCCCGGCCCGTGAAGCGGAGAATGCGGGAGTGGTGGATGCGGGCGGCAAACATGCCCTCCCCGCCGGTGACTGTGTAGTACTCCGGCAGGCCGAAGTCCGGGTCGGAGGGGTCCGTCACCAGGCCCATCTCCGGCGCAATACCGCACCAGCGGTCCAGGATGTACAGCCCCGCGAAGGTCCCCGGCAGGACGGCCTCCAGGTCCAGGGGCCGGTCCAGGGCGCCCTCCTGGCCCCGCAGGAGAATCAGCCCCGCCGCGCCGCCGTACAGGCGGCCCCAGCGCAGGCCCTCGTTGATCTTCTCACGCAGACCGGTGATGCGCTGGGCCCGGTTGAGCTGGTCCATCTGCTGCGGTGTCAGGGAGCCGGTGGGCCGGAACCACTCCTTCGTCATGTCGTCCGGGATAATCCCAATAACCTGCTGGACCACCCAGTTCTCCCGGTAGAGGGAGTTGAGCAGGGCATAGTTGCCCGTCATGCGGGTCAGGGGGTACTCCGTGGCCTCCAGCGGGGATTGGGAGCCATAGCCCAGCCGGAAGAGGGGGTTGGAGAAGGCATCCGCCGTCTGGACAGACGTCTTGACCGCCGGCCGCTCAGCCTGTTTTTTCCGCTTGTGCACGTTATCCCGCCTCTCCATACCGCCATTTTGGCAGAATTGTGTTGACATAGTACCGCAGTGCATCGGGACCGTGGTCCTGCTGCTTCACAGGCCGCTCTATCCCCAGCTGCTGGGCGGCCTTTGTGTCCCATACATAGGACTGGAGCTCCCCGATGAGCCCCCTGCACCGCTCCCGGTGAATCATCAGCCGCCGGCGGGAGAGCAGCTGGGACACCCGGCGGATGCCGTCAATGACATCGTTGTCCCCCTGGATGACGTACATGCCCCGCCGCTGCAGCTCCTGTATGAAGCTGGCCGCCGATGGGTCCGCCACAACGGGGCAGTGGAACTGGACATCCTCACCCATGAAGCGCTCCATATCGTCCGCGTATTCGCCGTCGGTTTTCTGCCGCAGGCCTGTGGTATCTGCATCCCGGCTGTCCCAGCGGTATTCGTTGTCCACCCAGATGGTTTCACCGTCGTCGTAGATGTCCAGAAAGACCGTCGGGTTTGCCGTGCCATAGTCGCAGGCGATGGTGCGGGTCGCGGTATAGGGCAGCCCCTTCGGCCGGCTGCGGTCGTCGTAGCCGTTGACGTTGAGGGCAAACATGTCGTAGATCAGGCCGTCCCCCGCGGTCCACTCCCCGTCGATATACCTGCGCTTGAAAACTCCGGCGTAGAGACTGCGGTACATGGCACGGGTCTCCTCACTGAGGCTGGGGTTGTCGTCCATGGTGAAGTGCAGGTGGGTGGCGTTCTTTGCCTGTGCATTCAGAATCCACTCCTGCCGGAACCAGTGGGTAGGGACATCCGGGTTACAGTTGAACCACAGCTTCGCTCCCGCCACAGAGCATCTGGCCAAGGCCTGCTCCACAAAGGAGCGGGGCATCAGTGCCACCTCGTCCAGCAGCACGCCGGCCAGCGTCACGCCCTGAATGAGCATGTAGCTGCTCTCGTCCCGGCCGCCGAAGATGTAAAAATCATTCCTCCTGGCCCCCCGCTGGACCGTCAGCACGTTTCCGCTCCGATTGTACCGGATGGAGAACTGGTCCTGTAGGTACCGCACAGCCAGCAGGGGGCGGATGATGTTCCGCTCCGCGCTGCGCACTGTCTTCCCGCACAGGCCGAAGCAGCAGCGATCAAAGGCCCCCATGGCCCAGAGGAGGAAGCTGAGGCTCATGATGCTGGTTTTCCCGGACCGGACCGCGCCGTCACAGATCAGGGCCCGCTCCCCCCGGTAGGGCCAGGCCAGCACCTGCATTTGTTTGTTGGATAGCACGGGCCGCCTCCTTCAGGCTCTTTGTGATGGGGTCATCGTCCGTGGTGGCTTGCTGCTTGTCATCGGCAGGTTTGTCCCGCCACTTGTCTGGTCTGCGATTCTTGAGCCAGAATATCTGAGCTGTGGTGTCGCCACTCAACGCCTTATTAAGCAAGGCGCTCTCCACCTCGAAGTCCACAATTTCCTTGCCCTTTTTTAGGGCCTCACAAATATCACGGTATTTGTTTTTCCACTCATAGAGGGTTTTTGCCGTGACCCCAGCGTTATGGGCAATCTGTTCATCGGTCAGGCCGTCCCTGGCCCATCCCTCCAGAAGTGTCAGCCCGTCCTCGGTCAGCCAGTATTCAAACTTACCACGGGCCACCGCCACCACCTCTCAGTCAAAAATCTATCCTCACGCATAGCGATAATTATGCTGTGCTACCTTGCACGAATTGGCGCAGCCCACCGGTTCATGCGCCGGGTTGCCGCGTATCCCCCGCATCGGGGGCGGCGGGCATCGATCCGCCACCCCTTTGCGAAGGAGGAAGAATGGAGAAAGGGCGTAGCCGACACCCCTACGCCATCAGTGTAGCACAGATTTCGGAAGCTACTGTACTTTCTGGTACAGCAAATTTAATAATTTGTCCTGCCCCACAAATAGTCCATGCTGACGTGATAATAGTCTGCAATCATGGCAAGTGATTCTGCTGTCGGCTTCGATGTTCCGCGCTCATATTTGCTCAATGCGTTTGGCTGAAGCCCGATCAGCTCCGACGTCACTGCCATACTCCGCAGGGGCCTCTTTTCCTCCCTCAGCTTCCGCAGTCTCGCAGGAAACTCATACATCCCGCTCCCTCCACTCTCCACAATGCAACCAGTTGCAAACCGTTCCGCTGACACAACACTTCTGATTCCCACATGTAGAACACTTGTGTTGGGCCTTCTTCCTACGAGGCGGAAGAGGCGCTGGTTGTATTGCTCCTGCGCCGATTGGCACAACGCAATCTTTCCAGCTGATCATGTGGCACCTCCTTCCGGCTTCTCGCACCGCTCGAACTCAATGACCCACACCCACAGGTTGGCGTCCCAGCCGTAGAGGGCGCGGTCTGCTTTCTTGATGGTGCTGTCCCAAAGATGGCGAAAAGCGATAAGATGATTCGGGTTTTTGTCCCAGTCTCGGTCAGTCGCTACCATCCATCCCTTGACTCCTTCTGCCTGCGCCTGTTCCTCCGTGATCTCCTGCAGCCTCTCCACCCTTACATCCTTCACCCGCAGGAAAATCCGCGCGGCCTCACGGGGCATGTGGATGGAGGGCCGCCATTTCCATGCAGCCGGTGTTTCTACACTGGCCTTGTAGACAAACGGGTACTCTTTGCTTGGCTGTCTGCACCACGTCTCCCGCACATACAGGATGTCTCCGGGGCGGTAGGGCTGGTCGGGATATGGCATCCCGTCCGTCATACTGGTTCCGCGGTGCATGGCAAGGCCAGAGCCCCTGCTCATCTCTTCGTCATCAATGTAATAAGGCTCTTTCACCACCCGCCTCGTCACCGTCTTTCGGCCCTCCAAAATGGCGCGAACCATGTCGGTGTTGAATAAAATTGGCTTCATGTCCTCCCCTCCTCCGGCCTGCGGCGGTAGGCAAGCCAATTCTTTCCGTAGTCGGAGAAATATGCGCTCGCCAAATGCGATTCAAAGCATTTTCTCTCTCCCGCATTAACCAACATCCACCACCCTGCGTCCATTTTGGGTCTATCCCAATATACCGTCGATGGCATCCACCAGTTTTTCGATGCTTTTGTCGGCGTAACCCACACCGGTTCCCTGTCCATCTCCCGCAGCTCCTCCAGGGTCAGAGGGGTCCGGGACTGCTCTGCGATTTTGTCTAACACATACAGAACGCCTTCATAAAACCCGTCAATTTGTCCGGTCGTATAGCCTGGAGATGGTGCCTGATTTGTCTGAAACCTTTTGGCTCTTTTGTAAAGTTCGGACAATTCTGCATCAATTGGGTTCATCATCTATCTCCCCTCCTCATGCGAGATGGTTCTATAATCCGTTCCTGCGCGTCTTCCACGCACCACTCTGGCATAACCGGATACAACTCCCAGCTCTGGCCGTCTGCCTTATACTCTATCCGGCCAAATCCATCGCCGGTCTCCTGTACCTGCCTGCCGTCCAATAGGCCGATGTGACCGCTGAGAATCGTCCTAAGGCGTTTCCCGCTATCCGAGGATAGGAAAGCCGCCTTGCTGAAAACCTTTACCTTCATTGGGGTTCCTCCATTCGTAATTTTATGTCATCTCAGTTATCTCGATCTCAACGCGCGGCCGCTTCGCATCCACCTGGAACTCATCCGAAAATCCGCTTATATGCGCCCACCCGTCGTTCTTCAGCACGCCGGCCTTTACAAGTCCGTCCTGAATCACCTTCCGCCCGAAGGACGATATGTTGTCCTTGTCGCGGCGGCGGTCACGTTCATACCAGGTGTAAGCCATAAACACCGGGCCGCTTGGCCGGAATCTGCGCAGCTGCGTCTTTGCGCACAACTCCACAATTTGCTGTGCTTGCCGCTTGATAGAAGCACCCTTCTGCCGGTGAGAGCGCTCTGCCTCGATGTACTCGTTCAGGCCGGGGAGAGGGCCTGGGATGATCAGCTTCACGGTTCACACCCGTCCTTTAGCGCCACGCGCTTTGCCGCTCCGGCAATGAAGCGCTTGACATCTGTTGGGAGAAGAGTATCCAGGCGAAGGCTATCCTTCCGGGCGCGGTAGCTTTTTCGAAAATGGCTACCTATGACGCTGTTGAACACGTCAGAATCCATCTGGGACCATTCGTAGAGCTGACCAGGCGAGCACATGCGCCGCAACTCCTCAGGCAGGCTGTCGTACTCCTCCTGAGCCCCGTAGCCGCTGCGGGATGCGGCCCGGCGCAGCAGCTCCCATGCCCGGTCCTCGTCCATGTCGCCAGCATCAGTCAGGCGAACCATAATGCCCTTTATTTGCCCGATAGACGGTGCGAACCCCTTGATGTCCTCAGCGATAAAGCACTTGAGTGCCGCCGACACCAGGTCGTAGCTGTCATCCGCGAACATCTCCCGCCACAGGGCTGTTTTCCGGTCGTAGTCTGCGTCCGTCAGGTCCCTGCCGCCAAAACTTGGGTATTCACTCTTGATGACAGCCATGATTTTCGCTGTCTCTTTCAGGTTCATTCCTGCTCCTCCATCTTCTCCAGCATGGCCAGAAACGGGTTCCCGGTCCCCGCCGGTCTCCTGTCCCCAGTCTCCATCCTCCTCTCCTCCAGCGCGTCCCAGTCTGCCAGGGACCGCACGCCTTCCGCCTGCTTCTTTTTCAGGATACCGCGCACATACCGCCAGCTCAACGCGTTAGCCTCCACCGCCTCATCCATCGCCCGGATACAGCAGTCTGGTCCCATGACCGCCAAAAAGGAAATGAGCTCATCCCGGATGCGCTCCGTCATCTGATTTCCAATTTTTTCAAAGTAGGCGGTGAAGACGGCGGCGACAGCGGGGCTGTGCCCCGCGTTAGTCATCTTCTTTACTCTACTTTCCTTTACTTTACTTTCCTTTACTTTACTTTCTGGGTTTCCGGGGGAATTAACGGGGTTTCCGGGGGAATTAACGGGGTTTTTTCCCCCGGAAACCTCAAAAAAGGTAAGCTTCGCGCGAATACAGGCAGGAACGTCTTTTTTTTCGTCGACATTCAAAAGCCAGTATTCGGAAAAAATCTCTATGTCGTCGCGCTTTTCGCATGAGCGAAGGTAGCGACGCTGGATACCCGCGCTTGTTAGTACGCCGAACATCTGAAAAACCCGCTCATCAAAAAGCGAACGTGACAGACACCCGTGCAGTACCTCGCTTATGTACGTGGGACTTTCCCGGAGCTCATCGGCGGCAATCAGCGCTTCGTCCTTATCCCACTTGAGGAAGTATCCATCTCCTTCATAGACCTTGCACAACACGTACAGCACGAATAACACACTGGACGCACCATACTCCGTCCTGAGGAGTCTTACCTTTTTATCCCGCAGAAACCCGACATCCATTGGAAAGTAATCAAGCCCTTTCCGTGCCGGTCTCGCCATAGCTACGGCTCCTTTTAGAAGGGCAGATCGCCATCTACGCCATTCACGGGAGAAAAACCGTACCAGCTTCCGTTGGGCTGCACCTGCGGAGAAGAATAGGCGGATTCGGTTTTTCCAGATGGTCTCTTCCTATCCAAACACTTCAGATCCGGGACCTTGAAGTCCCCCGCCCGGATGGCGTCCAGGGAGCGGACCTGGAAGACATAGAGCCTCGTTCCTATCTCTCCGCTGCGCTTCTGGTACTCCTCCTCCCCCAGCACTACGCCCATGCGCTTCCCAACCAGACCCTGGACATTGTGATCGTCAAAGCGGTAGCCGGGATTTGACTCCTCTAGCGCGGTCATAAAGCCCTTGAAAAAGCACAGGGCGCTGTCCTTATAGGAGCTGCGCAGGGTGATTGGCCAGAATCCGGCGCGGGAAAAGGTCTCCTGATTCGCCCCCTGATACGGACCGGTGGGAAAGTCCCACTGGATCTCCAGGTACTGCTTGTCCTCCTTGTCCTCCACTTGCAATATGACGGCGGCGTAACCGCCGGGAACCGGGTCGTTGAAATCGCCCGGCTGTCTTGCCGTGACGGTGCTCCAATCTACGTCGTGTCTCATTGTGCGTCCTCCTTGCTTTCGCCGGGCACAAGGCCCCAGTATTCTCTGATGGCGCTGTCCACAAGCTTCAGGTCGTTATCCATCTCTGCCGGGAACATATCCATCGGGCTCTTGGCGGTGCTGATGCCGCCGGACTGGGTCTGGAAGTAGTGCCTGTCCTTCCCGGACCGGCACAGCAGCACGATGGAGAACAGCCCTTCTACGGTCAGCTTTTCGTTGAGCATCTTCCCGATGGTCTTTGCTTTCACCGTTCCATCGTCCGCCGTCTCCGTGTGGTGGAGAAAATAGACGATACAGTCCGGCGGCGTGTTGGAAATCACGAACTGTATCAGGTTTTTGAAGTTCAACGCCAGCTGCGTGAACTTGTCATATCCCTTTTCCATGGCCCGGTCAAAGAACTCGAAGGCCAAAAGGTATTGGCTGTCGTCTATAGCGTAAGTGCGCAGCTTTGGCGCAGACAGAGAGCGCAAGATGGTCTCGTATGTAGCGCCATTGGCTGTTGGCAACTGCTTTCGGAAGGGCAGCGGTTTGCTGGCCACATTGAATACGCCGATCTCTCCGGGCTCAAAATTGCGCAGGGACGTCGATTTCCCCGAACCGGATTCGCCCAGGATCAGCACAGGAATCCCGATAGGTCATCCCTCCCTTCCACGAAATGCAGTGGGCAGTTCAGCCCCGTTGCCCTGCTGTCAAAGATGTACTCTCCGGTCCTCCGGCACTGCTTTCGCGCGTAGGTCTCCAGCAGCAGGCAGAGGTCACAGCAGACATGTCCCTCCGGGAAATAGAGGTCCACTGTCGCCCGCTGGTAGCGGATTACCCCGTTCTGTTCCACGTTTGTTCCTCCTTCTCCACGCACGCGGCGTGGCAAATCTCGTCATTCCGGTCCATGGCGACGGGATCGTCCTGGCGGATGCCCCACCCGCAGATGGCGCAGGCAATGTCAGAATAGCGCTCATCCGTCATGCGGGTAAAGGTGCTGCGATGCTTTATGTATCGCATGCTTTTCCTCCTTGCCTCTCCTCCTGAGACTTCATGCACTTCCTGAAAACTCGCACCGTGCATCCGGCCCCCGAAGGGCACGGCCGGCGATGACCCGTAATCAGAAAGTAGTCGCACGTCCGGCTATGCAGGTTCGTTCCGCGGTAGTACCAGCACCCGCTGCACGGATTTCTCCTACCCATACAGATCCTCCTTCACGGCTCCACCACCCACACCGCCAGCTCCCGCGCTCCGAAGGCCTCTGCCTCCTGGTGGCTGGAGCAGCATACGTCCACATGCAGCCCCTGCACCCCGGTGTCTGCGGCAAGATACTTCTGGCCGTCGATGATGACCGTGCTGCCCAGTGGAATAACGGATTCGTCCACCGCCACAACCCCCGGCCCCGCCGGGAGACCGGTGGCGGTTACGCCGTCCGCCCAGCGCCCGCAGCACGACTCGCAGGGGCAGTAGGCGGTGACGGTACACTCGCCGATGTACTCCCAGGCTCCCAGGGCCTCGTAGGCCGCCGCCTGTTCCGCCCGCGCCGCCTGCTCATTGGCTGCACTGAGGGCCATGGCGCCCAGCTCCCGCACCGCCTGGTCACGCACCTGCTCCGCCTGATGGAGCTGGGCCTGATACCGGGCCTCCTGAGCCGCCCACGCCTGGCGGTCCAGCTCGCGGGCCCCGCAGGTGCACAGGTTGACTGAGACAGACAGGGCGAACAGACCCAGGGCGGCCTCCCGCCAGCGGATTGCCCGGTGGCGGAGAGACAAGCGCTTGGTCAGTTCGTATGTACTCATGACGCCTCCTTCTGCCGGATCAGGGCGGCGGGGTTCACCAGGGGGAGCTTGCCGATCTCCTCCTGAGACAAAGTGCGAAAGGTCCCGGCTACGGTGATGTTCTTATATTTTGCCAATGTATTTGCCAGAAAGCAGGCCATACGCTCCACTGTATCTGCGCTGGGCGGCTGCTCAATGGTGAAGGTATACTGATTGACTCTTGCCATAGCGGTACCTCCTTCTTTACAGGTTGATGTAAAATAACAGCAGCTCCCCGACGGCATCCGCCATATCCAGCCGCTCCTCTGTGAGAGCCTGGGCGGCGGGGAAACGGGCCAGGGCCGCCGCCTCGGCTTCCAGACGGGACTTATACTGCCGCAGGGCGTCAATGGTCTTCTGCCGGATGTCCTCCGAGATCAAATAGTTTACCTTTCCCATAGGTTCCTCCTTGCTTTTTGCCTCAGTACCAGCTATAATGGAGACAGAGGCTGATTTTTGGTATGTTTTGGTCTCGCTTGCCCTGTCAGGTGTTTGCGGCATCTGACAGGGCTCTTTTGATTTTGAAATTTTTGCAGGTGCTGTAGGCCTTTTTTACCTTGACGATGGTGTTGGAGCAGTGCCCCAGGTTGCAGGGGACAAACTGCGTCCGCTCCTCATTTGCCGCCAGGTAGTGCTGGGTAAAGTACGCGCAGTTGATGCAGATGGGCGGTTCATCGGTCAGTGCTTGGTAGATAGTCCTGCTCCGTTCAGTGTCTGCCATGGATTTGCCCTCCTTTCTATTCGATTTGAATAGATATTACCATTTCAAAACGAATAAGTCAAGCGAATTTTACTATTCGTATTGAATATTTTTAAGGGATGTGCTAAACTTGCGAAGAGGTGATATTAATGGGCTACGGTCTGAATATAAAAGCTGCGAGAAAAGCTGCCGGCTTAACGCAGGAACAACTCGCAAAGAAATGCGGCATAGCTACAGTTACTGTTGGCCAGTATGAACGAGGGGCGCGGGTTCCCCGCGCTGAGCAGCTGCAAAGCCTTGCGGACGCATTGAATGTGCATGTACTGGAGCTTATGGGGTTTCCCACATCTGCGGAGTTTGAGATGTCGTTTGACCTAAAGGCAGATAGGGAATTGCTTTCAAACCGTATAAGCGCAGAATACGGACTATCTATAGAGGATGCGCGCAGTATTGTTGACGAGTGCTTCCAGGCATTTCAGAGAGACGGGAAACACATAGAGGGGGCGGCTACACTTCTCCAGCTGTTTGAGCAACTGCCAGCTGAAAGCAGGCAGGAGGCGTTGAATTATGCCAACTACCTCTGGTCAAAAGAGGCGAGGGGCGAAACCGGGGTGGACTAGGGGTTCTCCCGCAATTTCCGCTGGTGAATGCCGAATAGATCCTCCAGCTTGTCCCAGGTTTCGATTCTGCCGATCCGTTCGCCGCGCTCAATCTGGCCATATCCGATTAAGCTCATGCCTAACCTGACTGCCACCTGCTGCTGCGTCAGCCCCGCTGCCTTGCGGGCATTCTTCAGGTTCTCGCGCATGATTTACCCCCTTAATTTAAATCCCCTCTTGACAACACGTGTAACACGTGCTATAATGCATTTGTAAGGAGGGAGGACATGAAAGACAAAGACCTGCTGAAACTTTTGAAGAAAAGCGGATGGGCAGTGGTCAGAATCAATGGTAGCCACCATGTTCTTCAAAAGGACGGGAAAACTACTGTAGTTCCCATTCATGGGAGAGATGTTCCGACTGGCTTACTCAATCAAATCCTAAGGGAGACGGGGCTGAAATAGGCCCCCCTCTCCTTGGGAATACAGGGAGGTTTTATTATGCTGTTCGTATATCCTGCTATTTTCCACCGCGAAGAGGGCTCATACTGGGTGGAGTTCCCCGACCTGGAGGGGTGCCACACCTATGGAGATTCGATCCCGGAGACTATGGAAGCTGCTCAGGAAGCATTGTCTGCTTATCTTCTCACATTGCTGGAGCAGGGGCGTCCGCTGGCCGCGCCTTCTGATATTTCTACCTGCCGTTCGGAGGACGGCTTTGTATCCCTTGTATCCTGTACAATCGACCAGTACAAGGAGACAAAAGCGGTGAAGAAGACCCTGACGATTCCCTCTTGGCTGAATGACCGAGCTGTAGCAATGGGATTGAATTTTTCAAAAGTCTTGCAGGATGCGCTGATTTCTAAAATCCAAGTGTGATTCGGTTCTCTGTGCCCTGTCAGGTGTTTGCGGCATCTGACGGGGCCCTTTTGTTCACGCGGGTTCCGGGTAGGCCCGGCGGGCCAGCTCCCTGACTTCCCGCCAGTCGAGAGCGCTGTCACGGGCCGCCTGGGCCAGGATCAGCTCCTTCATCCGCGGGCCCGCACCTTCCAGCTCCTGGAGATACTCCATCATCTTTTTGCTCATAGGACTCTGCCTTTCTGCCGCCGGTGGGCGGGCTTGCCGGCGCACGGACCGCTGGGGACCGTGCTGGTATTGCCTCCTATTCGGATTTGACCGGTTTGTAGCGGGTGACTGTGTAGGCTTGGGCAATGCGGTAGTTGCTCTTGATGGGCAGGGTGGCGAAAAAGGCCTGAGCTTCCGCCAGAGTGGAGAAGCGCCGGTTCTCCCATGTGGTCCACTTCGTTTCCCAGTCGAATTTTTTGGACTGGATAACGTAGTAGGTTTTTGTACCTTCGGACATGCGTTCATCCCCTTCCTACGCCGTGTCCTGGGCTGCTTCCAGGAGCTGGTCCAAGTGGAGCCCAAGTCCTTTCGCCAGCTTCCCAGTGATCTCCTGGGAGCAGCTTGTCTCCAGTTCGCTGCCTCGGGGGACAAAGAAGATTTCCATGGATACGCCGCTGTGTTCCATGTGCTTTTCCAGTAAAAAACGCATGGCCTTTTCGGCCCCCGGAGGGAAATCGGGCGGCGTTGTTACCCTGATTGCCGGTACGATCTCTCTGGTGCAGGCATCCAGCAATTTGAAAAATTTGTCTTTTTGACTTTCAGTCATATCCTTACCCCCTTCCTGTGCCGAATCTCTGCCTTGCGCCTCCAACTGCTCCGTGATATGCTAGAAGGCGAAAGGAGGTGTTCTAACTTCCTGTTCATAGATTGTTTACACAGAAATTCTTTACTTGCTTCCCGCTTTTCTGTATAATTGTATCAATTAGAGCAACTTGCACTTGCTCAATACATACAGAAACGAGGGCTGCCTTATGATGGATTACTATGCGCATATTTGCACAAATGGACATTCGCTGGTTTTCGGTGACCGAATCACCGGACACGAATACTGTGAGGTATGCGGCGCAGAAATGCTGGACAAATGCCCATCTTGCCAATCGTTGATAAAAGAGTGGCATTTTCCTCCCGGAGTCTTGGTTCCAGCCCCTAAATACAAACGTGCGGCATATTGTAGGAACTGTGGGAAACCTTACCCATGGACACTATCAGCAATCGAAGCTGCCGCAATGCTGATCGAGGAAGATGGAGAGTTAGATGCTGAACTCCAGGGAAAGGTCGTTGATACTTTACCCGACATCATCACGGAAACGCCGAAAACACAGATTGCAGTAGCTCGTTTCAAGAAGGCCCTGGCAGCGGCCGGAAAGTTCACAGCTGATGGGCTGCGGCAGTTCGCCATTGATTTTGGATGCGAACTCGCTAAGAAACAATTAGGTCTGTGATTGCTTTTCCAATCGAAAGAGCTTATAGCTTGGGCATTTGTCCTGCCCGCAGCTATATGGCTCTTTTTTTATCCAGCAGTTACAAACTGCTCGCAGCTTGACACCACACCTTCGGCAGAAATTGGCCTGTTTCCTAATTTTATGCCCGCAAGTTTTGCAGATCACTCCGTCTTCCTCCTCTCTACGCCGTGTCCCTGGCCACATCTCTGAAATAATTTGGATTGGTTTCAGTTGCCACACAAAAAGCAATCAGTTCGTCTGCTGTCATCCGCCTTCCACCGCATACAATGGCGCTAAACTTCGCTTTGCTCATTTTCAGAGTAGGATCGACGCGATTCATTCGCTCTACGACCCAGATCTGGCGAAGTCCGCGGCTCTTGACGATATTGCGGACAGCCGGCTCTACATTCATAGTGGACCTCCTTTCTGCCTTAATCCAATTTTCTTGGTGTGAGTCAATAATAAACCAAATTATTTTGACTGTCAATACTAAAATCAAAATTTCTTGGATTTTATCTTGACGATTTAGATTTCATGCTATATACTGAAAAACAAGACAGGGGGTGAAATAGTGTCTACTATCGGTGAAAGAATAAAAGCATCCAGGGAAAGCAAGGGGCTTTTGCAATCCGAGCTCGCCAAAATGGTTGGTGAAAAATCTGCTGGAGTTATAAGTAACTGGGAGCAGAATGTAAGCAAGCCAAACGCAAATAAAATAATAAAACTCTGTGAGGTCCTGGAGATTTCTCCGGCTTATTTGCTCAATTATTATGGAAAAGAAAAATCCCCGTCCCTACCGGACGAGGCTATGAGGGTAGCAAAGGATTACTGGAGCCTGGACCGTTGGGGCCGGCAGGTCGTCCGGTCTGTTATTGCTGACGAGAAGGAGCGCTGCGAGGACGAATCCCGCTTCCTGGAGGAGACGGCCCCGCCAGCCGAGGAGGAGCCGAAGATCATCCCGCTCTACTGGGCCCCTGCGGCCGCCGGGTATGCTTCCCCCATTTTTGGGTCCGACTTCGATTACTACACCTTGACGCCGGAGGACCCCCAGGGGGCGGTCTTTGCCATCAGGGTCCAGGGGGACTCCATGGAGCCCCACTTCCCGGATGGGTCCATCGCGTTTTGCGACAAGACCCCGCTTGCGGATGGAGACATTGGGGTCTTCTGTCTGGACGGCGACAGTTTTATCAAGCAGTATCACTTTGACAAGATGATGGGCATGACCTACCTCTTCAGCCTGAACCGGGATCGGGCGGATGCCGATAAACTGCTCACCCGCACGGGCGGGCAGACGCTGACCTGCTTCGGGCGGGTGATGACGAAGCGGCGGTTCCCGGTGCCGGGGGAGGAGAAAGGGTTGGGACGGTGGTAAAAGTATTTGAGCAGAAAGGAGATTTCAATGAACAATCTGGCTTATCAGGGGGAGTACAGGGAGGAGCTCATCAACGGGAAAATCGTGATGATGTCTCCCAGCCCGGCGTGGAATCATGTTTCTGTTTCGGGCAGCATTTACAACATCTTTTTCAACTACCTGCGTGGGAAAACATGCCGGGCCATCCCAGATGGTTTCGACCTGCGCCTGTCGAACAAAAACCATTTTATCCCCGACGGCATGGTCGTCTGCGACCGGGACAAGATCAAGCCCAACTGGGTGGAGGGAGCGCCGAACCTCGTCTGGGAGGTGCTCTCCCCCAGGACAGCCAAAAACGACAGGTGGCAAAAAAAGAACGCCTACGAGGCCAGCGGCGTCCCGGAGTACTGGATTGTGGACCCCGCCGGCCAGTCCATTGAGGTCTACCTGCTGCAGGAGGGGCGGTATGTGCTGGACAACATCTATACCCGCTACTCTGCGGAGATGCTGGAGGCCCTGACCGAGGAGGAGCAGGCCGCGCTGGTCAAGGAGTTCCGGTGCCATCTGTACGACGATCTTCCCATCCGTCTGGAGGATGTCTTCGGGGATCTGCTCTGATGAGGGGGAGTACCATTCAGGAGGTGGGGCATGGGAGAGATTTCTTCGACAACCAGAATTGCAGCCTATGTGAGAGTCTCCACAGATGAGCAGCGGCTCCATGGGCTCTCTATTGACGCGCAAACCGCGGCATTGCAGTCCTGGGCAGATAAAAATGGGGTAAAAATAGCCGCTTTCTATAATGACGCCGGGTTTTCTGCCCGGAAGCCTTACAACAAGCGCCCCGCCATGGTCCAGCTGTTGGAGGACACAAAGGCGGGGAAGATTGACCTGATCATTTTCACGAAGCTGGATAGATGGTTTAGAAATATTTCCGAATACTATAAGGTCCAGTCGGTTCTTGAAAGCTGTCATGTAAACTGGAAAACGATCCAGGAGGACTACGACACTTCCACGGCATCCGGGCGGCTGAAAATCAACATCCTTTTGTCGGTTGCCCAGGACGAGGCGGACCGGGACAGTGAGCGCATCCGGGCCGTCATGGAGTCCAAGCGGGAGCGCCGGGAGCCGTGTAGCGGCCACGTGCCCACGGGCTATAAGATTGAGGGGAAGAAGATTGTCAAGGACCCGGAGACAGAGGCGGGAGTGACGGCCTTTTTCGAGAGCTTCCTGACCTACCGCTCCGTGGAACGGGCCCGCGCGGCGGCGCTGGAGCAGGGGGTCACGCTGTCCTATCAGCTGGCCAGTGCGATGCTGACCAAGACGGCCTACTACGGCTATTTCAGCGGGGTAGAGGGGATGTGCCCGGCTTATATCACACAGGAGCAGTACAGTCAGATCCAGGCCGGCCGCCGCCGTACAGAGCGCCGTACGGAGGAGAACCGCACGTATCTCTTCACGGGGCTTGTGTTCTGCGCCCAATGCGGGCGGCGGTTCGGGTCCAGGGCCCACATGTACTACACACGGCAGGGGGGACGGCGGGAGTGTATCGCCTACAACTGTCCGGGCCGGTACCACCACAACGACTGTTCCAACCATGTCAATATCCGCGAGGCGGCGATCGAGACGTATCTTTTGGAGAACCTGGGGGATGAACTGGCCCGGTACAGCTATGAGCTGGAGCTGGCGGCGGCGGCCGCTCCCCAGCCCAAGGACTTCGACGCCGAGAGAAAAAAGATAAATAAGAAACTGCTGCGCTTGAAAGACCTGTATGTAGATGATATAATCGACCTGGAGCTGTACCGGAAGGACTACGAGGCGCTGCACGCGAAGTTGGATGAGCTGATAAGCGAAGAGAGCGCGATGCCTTCCAGGCCGTCAGATGCAGGGAGACTTTGGGAGATCTTCTTTGACGGTTGGCAGGAAATGTACAGCCAACTGAGCAGGGAGGATAAGCAGGCATTTTGGCGTGTCGGAATCGAACAGATACTCATCGGTCCAGATCGGAAAATCGAAGTCAGATTTCGAGGTTAATTTTTGGAGCTGTTATTACATAAGACTTTTAATCCTTCAGGATTACAATTAAACCACAGCCTGGAGCCCGCCACGCTGCACCGGGCCACGGCCTGCTCCACGAAGGACCGGGGCATCAGCGCTACCTCGTCCAGCAGCACGCCCGCCAGGGTCACGCCCTGGATGAACGCGGCGCTGCTCTCGTCCTTGCCGCCCATGAGGTAGAACCGGTTTTCCCGGCTGCCCCGGCGGATGACCAGCAGGTTCTCGCTGCGCTTCTCCCGGCACTGGAAGCCCAGTTCCCGCAGCAGCGGGGTCAGCTCCTGCACCAGGTTGCGCCGCAGGCTCACCACGCTCTTTCCGCAGAAGGCGAACTGCTGGCCGCCAAAGCAGGCGGTGGCCCAGCAGACGAAGCTCAGCCCCATGCACAGCGTCTTCCCGCTGCGCACGGCCCCGTCGCAGATGATGGCGTCATAGTGCCGGTTCTCCGATTTGGGGCCCCACCAGCCCATGACCTGCCTCTGCTTGGGGGAAAAACGCTTGATTTTCACGCCCCGTCTCCCTCCAATGCATCCAGAAGGGCCTTCATCCCCTCCTCGCCGCCGCCGGCGCACTCCAGCAGCAGGGAGATCGCCTTCACACGGTCCGCGAATTTGACCTCCACCGCCCCTGTACTGCTCACCTTGAACTCGCTCACGCCCCACAGGTCCAGCCCAGGCACATATTGCTCCTTGGGCTCCAGTGCCAGCATGACCGCGTCGTTGGGCTTCGACAGCGCCGCCCGCTCCAATGCTTCCAGGATTTTTTCCCGGTCCAGCTCCATTTCATCACGTCCCTTCACATGGGGGGCCGCCTGGGGGGAAAGTTGTACGGGGGTGTGCAACCGGTGCAAAAATATTTTTTCAGATGGGAGAAGCCCTACATTATATATAAGCCCGCCGCGAAAATGTTGGTTTACATACCCGCCCGCATGTGATACGATGGAGGCGGAGAGAAAGACCCCGCAGCGGCTCTCAAACTTTTTCTTCCCCCCGTTGCATCCCAGCGTACAACTTCCCCGCCCATCCCACATTACATATAGGTACCCCCTGGCCCCCCGGCGGGCCCCAATGTTACGGTTATATTACAACCCCTCCAATCCCATTGACAAACGCCATCCCCCATGATAAACTCCCAACTGTAAGCTGAAGACCGCCCCGCCCGGCTGTTCTCCCCGGAACAGATACGGGACCGGCTAGCCACGGTATGTGCTCCGGTGCGGACAAATGGGCGGCAAATCCGAGGCTTACAAAAAACGTTCGGAGGGTAAGGGGATTGATACTTGCCGTTTTGGACAAAAAACCGGTAACTTTTTCGTCTGAAACCCAGTTTCCTCTCCCAAAAGTTCTCCGAACAAAATTCAGAAGGAGGAATCATCCACCATGAGAAATCTCAAGAAGATTCTCGCCCTGGTGCTGGCCCTCGTTATGAGCCTCTCGCTCATGGCTACCGCCAGTGCCGCGTCCTTCCCGGATGTTGCGGACGACAACGCGTATAAAACCGCGATCGACGTCCTCAACGGCGTGAAGGTCTTCCAGGGCTACAACGACGGCGCTGAGTTCCGCCCCACCGGCGAAATCACCCGCGCTGAAGTTGCCGCCATCATCTACCGCATCTCCACCGGTGATGTCACCGACTCCCAGAAGGACATCTACACCGCGTGGAACGGCGCTGGCAAGCTGAGCGACGTCACCACCGGCTGGTACGCCGGCTACGTCAACTTCTGCTCCAACGCCGGCTACATCAAGGGCTACCCCGACGGGACCTTCAAGGCCAGCAACAAGGTCACCGGCTACGAGGTCCTGGCCATGATCCTGCGCGCCGTGGGTTACGGCCGCAACGGTGAGTTCTCCGGCTCCAACTGGGCCATCACCGTGGGCTCCCTGGCTGAGACTCTTGGCATCACTAAGAATGTCCGCGAGCCTCTGGGTTCCCCCGCCACCCGTCAGATGGTCGCTGAGATCCTCTTCCGCGCCATCTTCACCGAGACCCAGAAGTACAACGCCCTGTACATGTACGAGGGTACCGGCACCAACCTGGCCAAGGAGAACCTGGGCCTGGAGCGCATCACCGGCGTGGTGATGGCCAACGAGTGGGCGAACATCAACGAGAACGCCGACGAGGTCCTGGCCAACGGCAACACCGAGATGCTGGTTGACGGCAAGACCATGACCCTGAAGACCAGCAGCGAGCTGGACGCCGTGGGTCTGACCTACAACGCCTATGTCCAGAACGAGACCGACGTGATCGGCGAGCTGGAGATGAGCGACGTCAACAAGGTCGCCTTCAACGAGGGCGCTGAGATTGACGTTACCAAGCTGGCCAAGAAGGAAAGCCTGAGCACCGGCAGCGCGCTCTTCTTCCTGGACTACGACGAGGACTACTACAACCTCGACAAGTCTGACTACCTGGTTCGTTACGCCATTGCCAAGGACAGCTGCGGCACTGCCTGGACGAACTACATGAGCGACATCAACGGCAAGGACGGCCACACCGTCACCGAGCGTACCATCACGGTTGCTTGGGACGAGAATGGCGACGGCGTTGTTGACGCCAACGACAAGGTGGTCTGCTGGGTTGTCTCCATCCGTCCCGACAACGACATCACCGAGACCGACGTTGAGATCATGAAGGAAATCTTCTACTCCGCTGACCGTATCGGTGACAAGCACAACGACGACGGTCTGCGTGACTACGCCGTCGGCGAAGTCTACATCGGCACCTCCTCCCTGGTTGACCAGTCCGATGAGCTGAGCTGGAAGCAGTTCGTTGAGAAGTACTTCAACGAGGGCACCCGCGTCAGCTACGAGGGCGCCAAGAACGGCGAGAGCCTGCGCGTGGTCGACAACAACGGCGACGGCAAGGCCGAGTATGTCTTCAAGGTGCAGTACTGGCAGGATCGCGCTGTCGATACCTACAAGGACACCCTGGAGTTCAACTCCCTGCGTCTGGGCCGCTACACCGGCGACAACCGCGTGATCGTTGACGACATCGTCGTGGGCGACGTGGTGAACTACTCCGTCATCGACGGCAAGCTCCGCCTCTGGAAGGCTGACGTCATCACTGACACCGTCCAGACCAAGAACTTCAAGAACGTGACCGTCACTCCCACCAACGGTGAGGAGAAGGGCCAGTCCGAGATCTTCAATGAGACCGAGCTGGACGACAACATCATGATGATGGACGAGAGAGTCGAGTACAACATGTACCTCGATGAGTTCGGCTACATCCGCACCTACGAGCTGGCTCAGGGCAGCAAGTACGCCCTGCTGACCGAGATGTACACCACCGGCAACCAGAACTTCAACTACGTCAAGGACAACAAGTGGATCGCTGAGGTCACTGCCGGCGACGCCAAGACCGAGGAGTATGTTGTTGCCAACCGCAACGGCAGCGTCTTCGCCAGCGATGCCGCTTGGACCAGCCGCGACGGCCGCTACAGCAGCGAGCTCAACTACCTGCAGCCCGCTATCGCCCACCTGGGCAACATCTACAACAACACCCGCCTCCAGGGCCGCTACTATGCCGGCGACACTGTTGGTGCTAAGTCCCTCTACACCGATTGGGGCCGCGGCATCTTTGCGATGCGGACCGAGAACTCTAACCCTGTCGGCGGTCCTGCCAACGACTTCGGCGTGTTCAACTACGGCGATGTGGATTACAGCGCCAAGCAGTCCACCGACACGCCTCCTGTCGCCGGCACCGCCATCGGCAGCTTCAGCTTCACCAACGTGGCCTCCTACGCTCTGGACGGCGACAACGTGGTGCTGAACACCGCCTCCAAGCTGGCCACCGACCGCAACGGCAACCAGTACTTCTACAAGTGGGTCGCCGGCAAGGCTGTGAAGGACACCGCTGCGGGCTGGATTGAGGAAGACAGCCTGGCCAATGAGGCCGCTTTCGAGGCCAAGGTCGGCTACGACTACTTCCCCGCCTACGCTGTGGACTATGTCCAGCTGGAGAAGGAAGCCGTCAAGGGCGGTATGCGTCACTTCGAGATCGATGACGACTATACCAGCATCTACTACGCCAACAGCAACGGCTATGTGAACGCCACTGTTGACACCGAGTTCTACATTGTTCAGTCCGGCACCATTACCTACTACAACAGCTACAAGGATCTGCCCACCATCAAGGCTGACGACGTCCGCGCGGCCTACGCCGTTGCCAGCAACACCAACGCCGACGCCGACGATGTGGACTACTGGGTTGCCGACGTGATCGTTATCGAGACCTCCGGCCTCGTCAGCGACTACGAGAGCATCTCCCTGATGTACTACAACCCCCGCGAGACCGTCGGCTACACTCGTTACGTGGACAGCCTGAACAACGAGTGGCGCGCTTACCAGCCCGACTCCGATGACGAGGCCAAGATCACCGTCAACGGCGACACCGGCAGCTGGGGCAACACCTCCGCCAGCTGGAGCCGCAACGGTTACGGCTTCTACAAGCTGTATGACACCGAGTATGCCGATGGCGATCTGGATGCTGGCGATGTGGTCTACATCAACAGCGACTGGAACAATTACGGCATCTTCGCCGGTACCATCCAGCGTATCACCGACCTGCGCAGCAGCCACTACTTCGATGTGGATACCCACGGCCGCAGCTTTGTGGCTCCCGGCATCAACGACAAGTATGTTGTGCCTGTTGACTTCGCCGAGGGCGACTACGCGGTGCCCATCTACCGTGTGGACAGCAAGGATGCCGAGAACATCCGTCTGGGCATGAGCATCAGCGCCAGCGATGTTGAACTGGGCGACGAGATCATCTGGGTCATGGACAAGGCGCAGAACAAGGTTGCCTTCATGGTCGACCTGGGCGCTCGTCCCTCCATCAAGTACACCGCTCCCAGCTGGCTGACCAGTGTGTACAACAGCATCATCACTGAGCAGAATGCTTCCGTGGAGACCTTCACCACCGTGACCTTCCCCCTGGCCCTGACCGGCACTGAGACTCTGGAGTTCACCTGCGGCGGCAAGACCACCAAGTACGTCGCTGCTGATACCCAGATCAACCTGACTCTCTCCGACAAGCAGGCCATCGTTCCCGTCACCCTGACCTTCGGCGGCGGTGCGACTCCCGGCGCTCTGGCTCCCATGACCGGCAAGTGGATCATCATGCCCGGCTCTGTGAGCACCACCGGCAATGTGGTTGAGTTCAAGCTGCTCAACACCGATTCCGGCGCTGCCGCTATGGCTCTGCGTGCCGCTGAGGAGGACCACGTTGCGGCCTACATCGGCTCCAAGGATGGTGTCGACGCTCTGGTTGCCATGGCCGCCAAGACCATCGGCGCTGACGGCGGTCCCGCTGACCTTGAGGAGGCCAAGGCTATCGCTGCCTTCCTGACTGCTGTCAAGGACGACAACGAGGTCACCACCTACACCAACGCCAGCCTGGAGAGCAACCTGGGTTCCCTGGAGTCTGCTATCGAAGGCGCTGAGGAAGAGAACGCTCTGGCTGCCGCCAAGGAGAACGCCAACAAGGCGCTGGATGCCGCTGCCGCCGAAGCCAAGAAGGACCTGAACGCGGAGACCGACGCTGCCAAGATCAAGGCGATTGACGATGCTCTGACCGCTGCCAAGGCTACTGTTGAGGCTGCCGAGGACGAGGCGGGCGTGACCACCGCTAAAAACAACGGTCTGGCCGCCATCGAGGCCGCCGCTGAGGGTGAGAATCCTCCTGCGGAGACTACCGAGGTAAAGGCTGTTGCTCTGACTGTGACCCTGGATGAGCTGACCGCCGGTGCGGATGTGGCTCTGCCCACCGTCAGCACCGAGACCACGGGTGTGACCGCCACCATCGCTTGGAAGCTTGGCGAGACCGCGAAGGACAAGGCTGATACCGCTGGCGAGTACACCGGTACCATCACTGTGACCCCTTCCGAGGGCTATGCTCTGGCTGAGAATGTCACCTACACCGTGAACAACGAGAGCGCGACTGCTCCTCTGACCGTCAAGCTGACCGTCAAGGCCGCTGATAGTAGCAGTGGCGGCAATAGCGGCCAGAATTCCTGAGAGTTACACCTCTTAATCGCGATTTCCTAAGATCTCCCCCCAAGGGCTCCGGCCCTTGGGGGGGGTTCTGCATGCTGGCGTTATCCCAAAAGCAAAGCCGGGCTTGACAAACCAAGCCCGGGCAATGTATACTATAAATAGATTCGGGGCGCTGCGATAAGCGGTCAGCCCGGATGGGTTTATCTAGGGATTAGACAACCGTCACCGTGCCGGGTGGCGGTTGTCCCTCGTTACGCGGAAGATGAAAATAAATCCCTTCCACTTAAATGTAACGTGTAGTGACATGAGCCTCACCTCCTTTCGGAGGATGCAGCTGACCGCCTACCAGTTTTCGCGCCTGCGCGAAAAGACCAAACATGCCGCTCGACGCGGCATCGTTTGGTACGCCCCGCAGCGCCCCAGGGACCCGACCATGCGGGCCCCTGTCCCCGGAAGATCCGGGGACTTTTTCATTTTACCGGATCTGTCGAATTTTGTCAACGAAATCCAAATAAAAGTTCTTTTGATCCTTTTCTTTCAAGAAAAGGATGCTTACCGAAACGCAATGTAATAATACACCTTATTTCTCTGGTTCATCATGGGATAGAACTGCCCGCCCACATTCGGCACTCCGCCGGGGTTCTGAACGGTAAAGCCGTTCTCCAGAAAGGTAACGCTGCTCAGCATGTTGGAGCTCCCCCTCATGTTTCCAACGACCGCGACCCCGCAGATGTCCTCGTTGTTGGCCTGCTCGCTCTGGGCGGTGATGATGAGGAACTGGGGCGTGTAACCCAGCGTGATCGAGACCTTCTCGCCGTTGCCGTAGTACATGCCGATGGAATAGGGCAGGTTGCCGGGGCAGTAGGCGTTGCCGGCGGTCTCCTGGGCGGCCTCGGCGGACTGCTGGGCCCGGTTGGCGGCGGCCATGGCGGCGTCAGCGCTGGCCTGAATCTGGTCTGATCGCTTGCTGGCGTCGCTGGCGGTCTTCTCCAGCCCAGCCTCCAGATTGCCGCACATGGCGTTGAAGTCGTCCATCATAATCCGATCGGATTTTTCCCACTGGGGAAGGTGATAATTTTTCGTATAATGCATACTCTGTACTCCTGTCTGTATTTTTTCTGTCCCGGAAAAACCGTTACACATAGGCTGTGTAACGGCCAAAAGTTGCATAGAGCTGTGCAACATCAACCTGCGAAAATTTTGGGGTTTTTTCGATAAATTTGCGCCTGTGTATCTCTGATATAAAGACATTTGATCGCAAAAAATATTTTTTCATTTGACACAAATGTCGAAATTTTTTGTAATTGTCTATTATACTTCCAATTTCTGTGACGATATACAGCATATACAGAGGATTATAAAAACGGTGTGTTCTTCATGCGCGAACTCTATGCAAATGTTATTGTCTTCTCGCAAAACAGGAAATTCTGTCCGTGATGTATATTTTAAGCACTCTCGCACAGCTGTGTGGGAGAAGGATTTCTTATCAATTGGAGGAGCGGACCATGGATGTTTGGAGAACCATGTTTGCCGGAGGCTTCAATCAGGACAAGTACCTCTACCACTACACGGGAATTGATTCCGCAATCAAGATCATTTGCTCGGGCAGCCTACGGTTTTCTACAATCAGCAAAACAAACGATACCTCCGAGGCAAAGTTGAAGCTGGTTTTCGATGCGCCGCCGGGCATCACTGACGAGGAGTTCCGGCGAAGGACGGAGCAGATTAAGGGGTATTTCAAAGCATATCAGCCTAACGTGCGTCTCCTGTGCCTCAGCAGAGACGCTAAAATCTCCCCCCATAATTATAAAAAGGCGCTCGCCGAGATGGATCCCAAGATGCGGTACTACGATCTCATGGGGCGCGGCTTCGCTCTGCCGCGGATGTGGGCACAGTATGCCCGGGACAACACGGGCATCTGCTTCATCCTGGATAAGGCGGCGCTGTTGGCCTATGTCGAAAAACTCTTTCCAGTGCACATGAAGGACAAGGTGTCTTATAAACATTTCTACGACAGCTACCGGATCACGGCGGAGCACATGGAAGAGCTGAGCGCACGAATCAGTATCGGAGGGAACGGCGCACTGACGCTGGTGAATATGCTTCAGCGCAACAAAGAATTTTTGAAATACAATTTCTTTGAAAAACTGAACGACTGGGAAAATGAGCACGAGTTCCGCATCATTGTGCTGACGGATCAACAGGATACCCCCATATTTGTCGATAACTTGTCCACCTATTTGCGCGGGGTGGTCATGGGAGAGAAAATTGACCCCGATTACGAAAAAATCATTACCCTGTTGCTCCGTGAGAGTGATATTACATGCGATATTAAAAAAATTTATTTCGAGAGCAATTGCTGTCGGGTAAACTGATGATTAACCTGGATGAGGTGATGATGTGTCAAAGAACTCCAAGAATATTATTCGTCCGGAATATCTGAAGAATTTCATCCAAAAAAATAACATCGAACTTCGCATCATTATCACCTCTAAAGCAGACAGTGAACTCCGGTGGATCAATCCACCGATGATAAAAGACTTGAATCAAAAGCTCAATGTAATCCTGCAGGAGCTGAACCTTAAAACCCCGGACCGTCAGATTCCCTATATGACGTTGCATCTAGTTCCGGGGGACCAGGTGAGCGCAGAGTCTAGGATTATCATCCGAAACTATGAGACCAGCCCCGTGTTTGAGAAGGACATCAAAGTGCAGATGGCGTCCAGTGCCTGCCTGACCCATCTGGTGGACATCCTGGTTGCACCGGGATACCGGACCATTCACAAAAGTGACATCACCGGCATGGGACTGACGGTTTGCTCTGCTGTTACGGAAGCGGCAATCATCGATATTGCGCTGGATATTGCCATGTTCAACTCCTACTCCTTCCTGCGGAACTTAGATACTGCGCAGAAGCGGGAGGCCAGCAAACAGAAATATGCGTTCTACAAATCCGGCGGAGATTTGCCCTTTTACGAGTGCGGAAAGGAGGACTTGGAGTACTTTTCCCTGGCCTTCCTGTCCCGACACGCCCCCGAAGTCTTTGATGTGGACGGTTACATCCGCAGCTGGGATGCCTTTGCTACGCGCTACTACCCTGGCAGAATCCATGCGGAGCAGAGTTCCAAAGAGCAGATCAAAAAGCATGTAGATTTTGAGGAGCTGCCCAAGAATGTACACCGCAGATTCAAGGACCTGCCGGCAGGCGGCTATCTCCTGCTGCGAACCAACACGGACCGCACAGAGGACCTGCACCCTCAGATTCTGACGCTCTTTGGTATTCGCCGCTATCGAAAGGGCTGCATTAAGGTGGTTCCTCTGGCAGATCACGACAAATACAAGCACCTGTTTGAAAACCTGGACGTTTCCGCCTTCAAAGTGGTTGTTCCTTAGGTGCAGATAAAGAGCACACCCAAAACCTTGGGTGTGCTTTTTTCTGTAGTTGCTTCACATATTTGCCTGCTTCATGGACAGCGAAATCCGCTTCTTTTTCTCATCCACCTCCAGCACCGCCACCTTGACCACATCCCCCACCGCCACGGCCTCGGAGGGGTGCTTGAGAAATTTGTCGGTGATCTGGGAGATGTGCACCAGCCCGTCCTGGTGGACGCCGATGTCCACGAACACGCCGAAATCGATGACGTTGCGCACCGTCCCCGTGAGCACCATGCCCGGCCGCAGGTCCTTGATCTCCAGGATGTCCGTGCGCAGAACCGGGGGCGGCAGCTCATCCCGGGGGTCCCGGCCCGGCTTCTGCAGCTCCTTGGCCACATCCAGCAGGGTGGGCACGCCCACGCCGCATGCCGCCGCCAGCTGCTCCGCGCCGCAGGCCCGGATGCGCTGGTCCAGATCCCCCAATCCGCCGCTGGAGACGTCCGCCAGGCTGTACCGGGTCAGCTCCAGCAGCCGCTCCGCCGCGGCGTAGCTCTCCGGGTGGACGGCGGTGTTGTCCAGCACGGCTCCGCTCTCCGGCACCCGCAGGAAGCCGGCGCACTGCTCAAAGGCCTTGGGCCCCAGCTTGGGCACCTTCAGGATCTGCTTCCGGGAGGTAAAGGGGCCGTTCTCTTCCCGGTATTTCACCAGGTTTTTGGCCGTGGCGGCGGTCAGCCCCGCCACCCGCTGGAGCAGGGAGGGGGAGGCGGTGTTCACGTCCACCCCCACGGAGTTGACGCAATCCTCCACCACGCTGCCCAGGGCCTCGTCCAGCCGCTTGGGGGGCATGTCGTGCTGGTACTGGCCCACGCCGATGGCCTTGGGGTCGATCTTCACCAGCTCTGCCAGGGGGTCCTGGAGCCGCCGGGCGATGGACACGGCGGAGCGGAGGTTCACGTCATACTGGGGGAACTCCTCCGCCGCCAGCTTGGAGGCGGAGTACACCGAGGCCCCGGCCTCGCTGACGATCATATAGCTGACCCCGCCCCCTACCGCCCGGATAAGCTCCACGGTCATCTGCTCGGTCTCCCGGGAGGCGGTGCCGTTGCCGATGGCGATATGGGCCACGCCGTGGCGGCGGATGAGGGCGGAGAGGGTCTCGATGCAGGCCTTCTTCTGCCGCTCGCCGTGGGTGGGGTAGACCACCGCAGTGTCCAGCACCTTGCCGGTGCCGTCCACCACCGCCACCTTGCACCCCATACGGTAGCCGGGGTCCAGGCCCATGGTGACCCGGCCCTTTACCGGCGGCTGCATCAGCAGGGGCCGCAGGTTCAGGGCGAAATTGTGAATGGCCCCCTCGCTGGCCTCGTCGGTGAGATGTGCCCGCATCTCCCGCTCCAGGGAGGGGTAGAGGAGCCGGTCATAGGCGTCCTCCGCGGCGGCCCGGACAAAGGCCATGGCCCTCGACCCCGGCCGCACCACCGCCCGACGGAGCAGCACCAGGGCCGCCTCCCGGTCGGTGACCACGGCCGCCCTCAAAAAGCCCTCCCGCTCCCCCCGGTTGATCGCCAGGATCTGGTGGTCCTGGAGCCGGGGGACAGACTGGGTGAAGTCGTAGTAGAGCCGGTAGACCGAGTCCTCCTCCCCGGCGGCCCTGGAGGTCAGCTGTCCCCGCTTCAGCATCAGCTCCCGGAGGACCTTGCGGACGGCGGCATCGTCGGAGATGTCCTCGGCGATGATGTCGTTGGCCCCCTGGAGGGCGTCGGCGGCGGTCTCCACCCCCTTCTCGGGGTCGATGTAGGCCTGGGCAGCCTCCTCCGGGTCCGGGCAGTCGCGCTCCTGGGCGAACAGCAGGGCCGCCAGCGGCTCCAGCCCCTTCTCCCGCGCCGCCGTGGCGCGGGTGCGGCGCTTCTGCTTGTAGGGGCGGTACAGGTCCTCCACCTCCGCCAGGGTGGCGGCGGCGTCGATGGCGGCGGCCAGTGCCTCCGTCAGCTTCCCCTGTCCGTCGACAGCTCCCTTGACCTCCTCCCGCCGCTTCTCCAGATTGCGCAGGTACTGCAGCCGCTCCTCCAGGGCGCGCAGGGCGGTGTCGTCCATGGAGCCGTGGAGCTCCTTGCGGTAGCGGGCGATGAAGGGGATGGTGTTGCCCTCATCCAGCAGGGCGACGACGTTGGATACGTGCTGCTTGCTCTGATTGAGCTCCCGGGCTAAGATATGGGTAATGGTTTCCATGGGCGTCCTCTCTTACTCGTTGACAATGCCGATCTGGCACATCTTCATGGCCTCCAGGGCGTTTTTGTGGCCCTCGGGGCTCACCCCGGCGCAGCAAGCCGCGTCCACCCGGATGGGCACCTCCGGCAGGAAGGCCTTGAGCACCAGGGCGTTGGAGATTACGCAGATGTCGGTACACAGCCCCGCCAGCTCGACGGCCTCGATGGGCGTCTCCCGGTGCAGCTCCAGCAGCTGCTGGGCCAGGTCCCGGCTGCCGAAGGTGGACTTGGTGAGGTAGAGCACGCTAAGGCTGCGCCCCGCCCGCTCCGCCAGGGCCTCGTGGACTGCGGGGGCCACGCGCCAGCCGGCGGTGCCCTGGATGCAGTGCGCGACCGGCAGGATCCGGCCCTCCTGGGTCTCCAGATAGTCGGCGAAGTGGGTGTCCTGGGTGGCGTAGACCGGGCCGTCCCAGGTCCGGATTTTCTCCGCCACGCCGGGCACGATCCCAACGGCCTCCGGGGTGCCCAGAGCGCCGTCGATAAAGTCGTTCTGCATGTCGATGACAACTAAAACCTTCATATTGTCTCCTATTGCTTGAAAATTTTCTCCACATGGACGCGCTCCGTCCTGGAGAGGTATCGCGTCCCCTCAAAATCCAGCATGGTACTGAGGGCGGTGCCATGGGTGCCGATGACCACCGTCCTGTCCCGCTCTGCCGTCAGGATGTCCGTCAGGGCGGCGATGTTCCGTTCCTGGACGGCACGCAGGCACTCCCCGCCGGGCTCGTGCCAGTCGAAATCTGCCCAGCGCTTCCGGAACAGCTCCCGGACGTTGCCTGCGGGGGCGGCCTCCCGCTCCCGCAGGCGCTCGTCGGTGCGGATGGGCAGGCGGAAGTGCTCCGCCGCCTCCCGGATGGTGTCCATACTGCGGCGGTAAGGGCTGCACCAGAAGGCGTCCACAGGCTTGTCCCGGAGGAAGTCCAGGACGATCCGCCGGTCCTCCATGGCCTCGGCGGTGAGCCCCCGTTCCCGGTCGGACCCGCCGCGGTAGTCGGGCTGGGCGTGGCGGACGAAATAGATGGTGGTCATAGGTCGCTCCCTCTAATCGGTAGAAATGAAGTGCTTGATGGGACCGTCCAGGCAATGAATTTCTTCCTTGAGAAACCGGGGATAGATCGTAAGCGCCTGGAGCGCTTCTATCGGCGTCCAGCCAAGGACCACGCTGCCGCTGTCCCTGTCCGGGACAAACACGCCGCTGTCAGGCAGCGCGGCGGCGTCCTCCAGTTCGATCAGGTAGTAAAAGGCGATGGTATGGGTCTGCCTGTCCTTCCACGCCCAAAAGGACTCCTCGCTCCACAGCAGACGCCGGCATCTGATTGATGCGCCGGTCTCCTCCCTGTATTCCCGCGCCAGGCCGTCCTCCAGTGTCTCCCCGATCCGAATATGGCCTCCGGGAAGCGCATAGGCATCGCCGTCCGCGTCCCGCTGCAAAAATATCCTCCCGTCCCTGACCAGGACCCCCGCGGCTCTGAGTCCGACAATATGCGCTCCCGTCTGAAACAGCCAGTCTCCCGCCATCTCCGTTTCTCCTCCGATTACTTATAGTACAGCCGCTGCCGCTCGTACTTGGCCTCGTAGCTCACGTGCATCCCCAGGCGCTTGTAGAGGTTTTCGTCCACGTCGCTGAGCACCACCGTGAAGTGGGCCCCGCAGCCCTTGAGCTTGGGCAGCTGCCTCTGGGCCAGGTCGGCGATGGGGTTCGTGAGGGCGCTGACGCAAAGGGCGATAAGCACCTCGTCGCTGTGGAGCCGGGGGTTCTTGTTGCCCAGGCTGCCGGTCTTCAGCCGGCAGATGGGCTCCAGCACCTGGGTGGAGATGAGATCCAGCTCCTGGTCGATGCCCCCCAGGGCCTTCAGGGCGTTGAGCAGCAGGGAGGCGGAGGCCCCCAGCTGGTCGCTGGTCTTGCCGGTGATGACCCGGCCGCCGGGCAGCACCAGGGCCCCGGCGGGTGCGCCGGTGGCGGCCTCCTTCTCCAGGGACGCGGCCACGGCGGGGAAGATGGCCGGCGTCACGCCGGCGTGCTTCATCAGCAGCTCCAGCTTGTAGACCACCTCCCGGTCCACCGTGCCCCGCAGACAGCCCGTCAGGGCGGCGTAATACCGCCGCAGAATCTCCATGTGGGACGCCTCCCGGCAGACCTCGTCGTCCACGATGCAGCTGCCCACCATGTTGACCCCCATGTCCGTGGGGGACTGGTAGGGGCACTGGCCCAGAATGGACTCGAAGATGGTCCGCAGCACGGGGAACACCTCCACGTCCCGGTTGTAGTTGACGGTGGTGATCCCGTAGGCCTCCAGGTGGAAGGGGTCGATCATGTTCACGTCGTTGAGGTCGGCGGTGGCGGCCTCGTAGGCCAGGTTCACCGGGTGGTCCAGGGGCAGATTCCACACGGGGAAGGTCTCGAACTTGGCGTAGCCCGCCTTCCGGCCCCGGCGGTGCTCGTGGTAGAGCTGGCTGAGGCAGGTCGCCATCTTCCCGCTGCCGGGGCCGGGGGCGGTGACCACCACCAGGGGCCGGCTGGTCTCGATGTAGTCGTTGCGGCCGTAGCCCGCCTCGCTGACAATCAGCTCCACGTTGTGGGGGTACCCCGCAATGGGGTAGTGGCGGAAGGTCCGCACCCCCAGGGCGTTCAGGCGCTTCAAAAAGGCGTCCGCCGCCGGCTGGCCGCTGTACTGGGTGACCACCACGCTGCCCACATACAGCTCCATGGCCCGAAACTCGTCGATGAGCCGCAGCACGTCCTCCTCGTAGGGGATGCCCAGATCCCCCCGGACCTTGTTCTTCTCGATGTCCCCGGCGCAGATGGCCACCACGATCTCCACGTCGTCCTTCAGCTGCTGGAGCATGCGCACCTTGCTGTCCGGCTCGAACCCCGGCAGCACCCTGGCGGCGTGGTAGTCGTCGAAGAGCTTCCCGCCGAACTCCAGGTACAGCTTGCCTCCAAACTGCCCGATCCGCTCCCGTATATGGGCGGACTGGGTTTCGATATACCTCCGGTTGTCGTACCCGACCTTCACCATAGCTTACTCTCTCCCTCTTGTAGTTTGCGCCCCTGTCACCAGGGCCGGTTCAGCTCCGTTCTCTCGCACACACGCCCGATCTCCCGCTGGAGGCTCTTCAGATCATCAAAGGTCTCCGGCCGCTTGCCGGGGTCCCGCAGCAGGGCGGAGGGGTGGTAGAGGGCCGTCATGCGCATGCCGTCCACATCGAACCACACGCCGTGGTCCTTGGTGATGCGGAACTTGGGGTCGATCAGGCGCATGGCGGCGATGCGGCCCAGGCACACCAGAATTTTGGGGCGGATCAGCGCCATCTGGCGGCGCAGATAGCCGATGCAGGCGTCCTGCTCCACGTTCATGGGGTCCCGGTTGTTGGGCGGGCGGCACTTGACGATATTGGCGATGTAGACCTTGGTCCGGTCCAGGCCGATGATGGCCAGCATGTCGTCCAGCAGCATGCCGGCCTTGCCCACAAAGGGGATGCCCTGCTGGTCCTCGTTGGCGCCGGGGCCCTCGCCCACCAGAAGTATTTCGGCCTGGGGGTTCCCCACGCCGAAAACCACATGACGCCGGGTCTGGCTCAGAGCGCACTCACGGCAGTCCATGCACTCCCTGGTCAGGCTCTCCCAGTTGTCCTGCACAACGTCACCTCCTGTATATTCGCGGCGGGAGCGGGGATGCTAGGGAAACACTGCATCAATCCCGTACACAGAAAGGAGCCCTTCCATGTCCCGCTGGTTTCTGATGTTTTTCTTCTACAGCCTGGCCGGCTGCGGCCTGGAGAAGCTGTACGCCCGCGCCATCCGCTCCCCCCGGCGCACCCGCAAGTGCTTTCTGCTGCTGCCCCTGTGCCCGGTATACGGGCTGGCCATGGTCTGCGTGCTGGCCCTGGCCCCGGCGGAGGGGGGGCTTGTCCCCCTGGCGGTGCTGGGCGGGGCGGTGTGCACCGGCGTGGAGTACGCGGTGCACCTCTTCTACGAGCGGGCGCTGGGGGTTCGCTTCTGGGACTACAGCCAGCTGCCGGGGCACATCCGGGGGAGAATCTGCCCCCGGTTTGCCGTGATCTGGGGGGTGCTGTCCGCGGCGGCGGTCCGCCTTGTGCAGCCGGCCCTGGAGGTCCTGGCCGCCCAGGTCCCGCCCTGGCTCACGTTCCTGCTGTGGGTGGTGCTGGCGGCGGACAGCGTATTCACCTGGGCCCTGCTGGCCCGGCGCCACGACACAAATCTGCTGGCGCTGCGGGCGGCCTTCGGTCAGGCCCGGGCCTCCAGCCAGTCCAGCACGTCCTTGTAGACATACTGCCGGCTGGCCTCGTTGAGAATCTCATGGCGCAGCCCGTGGTAGAGCTTGATGCGCAGGTCCCGCACGCCGGCCTTTTGGAAGCAGTCGTGGGCCTTTCGCACACCCCTGCCCATGTCGCCCACCGGGTCCTGGTCGCCGGCGATGAAAAAGACCGGCAGATCCTTGTCCATCTTGTTGATGTTGGACTGCTTGGTGAGGTAGCCCAGCCCCTCCAACATGTCCCGGAAGAGCCCCAGGGTGGCGTCCCCGCCGCACAGGGGGTCGGCGATGTAGGCGTCCACGTTGGCCTCGCTGGCCGAGATCCAGTCCACCCTGGTGCGGGCGGGGGCGAAGTGCTTGTTGTAGGCGCCGAAGGCCAGGTCGTCGGCCTTTGCGCTGAAGGCCTTTTTGCCCAGGCGCTTGATCTCTTTGTCGGCGATGAGCCGGCCGCCGGCGATGAGAACCGGAGACTGGTGGCCGGTGCCGCACAGGATGCAGCCGTCCAGCCGGCCGGGGTAGCGGATCAGATGGGTCCGGGACAGGAAAGAGCCCATGGAGTGGCCGAAAAGGAAATAGGGCTTGCCGGCAAAGACCTTGGCGGTGCGGCGGCGCAGCTCCTCCATGTCGTCCACCACGTGCCACCAGCCGTCCTCCTCTCCCAGGTAGACCATGGGGCTGTTTTCAATCAGGGACTGTCCGTGGCCCAGGTGGTCGTTGGCCACCACCACGAAGCCATGGCTGCACAGATACTGGGCGAAGGGTGCGTAGCGCGCGCCGTACTCAGCCACACCGTGGGCGATCTGAACCACGCCCGCGATGCTGCGGCCGGACGGCGTCCATTGGTTGACATGGATCAGGGTTTTGCCGTCGCTGGACGGGAAGAAATATTCCGATATAATCGCCATATACAGCTCCTCCGCAATTCTCTGATTTGACATATTGTTTCTATTGTACCACACCGCCAGGAAAAAGCATAGGGACAAATTGGGAGAAATTTTTCAGATGAGGCCACTAATATTAGATTGCAGGTCCCCAAGAGGGGACAGGCAATCTAATTTTTTTATGCCTGGGGAGGTGATGGGATGGCCGGTTACGCTTTCCGCACATTTGATGAACGGAAGAGGATAGAAGATTTATGGGAGGCTGGCACGCCCGCAAAGGACATTGCCACGAAGCTGAACATATCCGCTTCTGCGCTCTATACGGAACTGCGCCGGGGCCAGGACGGAACCAGACTTCCCGACCAGCGCCGCCGCTACAATGCAGACTTGGCCCAACTTAGGGTACAGCAGAGCCTCGAACGGCGGGACGCAAGGCAGCGAAAGGAGCGGGAGAGCATGAGCAACTTTGAGAAGATCACAGCAACGCCGGAAGCGCTGGGCGCGTTCTTGGCGTCCTTGCCCGTAGCAACCGGGCCGTGGGATAAAAGTTTTGTTACCATTATCCTGGGTCTCCTTTGCAGTAGGTGTGTTTTGTCATCTCAGAATTCTACTAACTTTGGAGCCCTAGGGGAAGTGGTGTTTTCACCGCTTCCCGTTCCTTTTGCCAACGATTATTTTACACTAACTTGGTGAAATTGCCAGTGCCCGGCTCCATCAACATGAAAGGTAAAGGGGACAAATTTTCTGCCCCGGTCCTCTTGACAAATCCCACACGTCCGCTACAATAAAGCGGACGGGCCGCGCCCGGCAAAATCTAAGAAATTAAGGTACGGAGAAATGGAAAAAATAACGGCCTTCCTCCGGCGGAAGAACATTGTCCTGTCCGCCAAGCGCTACGGCATCGACGCCCTGGGGGCCATGGCCCAGGGCCTGTTCTGCTCCCTGCTCATCGGCACCATCGTCAAGACCCTGGGAGAGCAGGCGGGGCTCCCCTTCCTGGTGGACGTGGGCAATTACGCCTCCGCCATGAGCGGCTCGGCTATGGCCGTGGCCATCGGCTGCGCCCTCCAGGCGCCCCCCCTGGTGCTCTTCTCCCTGGCCACGGTGGGCTATGCCGCCAACGCTCTGGGCAGCACCACCCTGGACGGCGGCAAGGGGGCGGGGGGTCCGCTGGCGGTGCTGTTTATCGCCATCGCCGCCGCCGAGTGCGGCAAGGCCGTCTCCAAGGAGACGAAGGTGGACATTCTGGCCACCCCCCTGGTGACGATTCTGGCGGGGGTGGGGCTGTCCGCCCTGCTGGCCCCGGCCATCGGCACCGCCGCCACCGCCATCGGCAATGTGACCCGTCTCGCCACCGACGAGCAGCCCCTGCTCATGGGTGTGCTGGTCAGTGTGGTCATCGGCATGGCCCTCACCCTGCCCATCTCCTCCGCCGCCATCTGCCACACCCTGGGCCTGGTGGGGCTGGCGGGAGGGGCCGCCGTGGCGGGCTGCTGCGCCCAGATGGTGGGCTTCGCCGTCATGAGCTTCCGGGAAAACAAATGGGGCGGACTCATCTCACAGGGTCTCGGCACCAGCATGCTGCAGATGGGAAATATCGTAAAAAATCCACGTATCTGGCTTCCGGCTATTCTCGCATCTGCTGTAATTGGTCCTGTTTCTACCTGTATTTTTAAATTGCAGATGAATGGAGCTGCCGTTGCCTCTGGTATGGGCACCTGCGGACTTGTGGGACAAATCGGTGTATATACCGGATGGGCAAACGATGTAGCTTCTGGAATAAAATCTGGGATTACAGCCTTTGACTGGACCGGCATGTTGCTTATCTGCTTTATTCTTCCAGCAGTATTGACATGGCTGTTTGGATTATTTTTCAGAAAAATTGGATGGATTAAAGAAAATGATTTAAAACTTGATTTATAAA